GCGCACCATAAACGTGAAGACCTCTTACTATATCACCAAATGAATCAGGGTCACGAATGACTTCTGTTGATGTTATAGCTTGGGCAGTTGCTGTAGATGAGATGTGACCTGCCATAACTTTGCCGGTAGCATTAGATGTTGCTGCGACATTGTTAGACTTGTACATATCAAATCCACGTAATTTACCACTTGATACTAAACCATTTCTCAATGATCCTTGACCTGCGTTGAAGTCAACGGATAGTAACTTAGAATCTGATTGAGCAAGTTCCTCATAGAATGAAGGTGGTGCTAAGAACCATCTTCCTTCTTCAGGAATGTTTTGATCATCCAGTTTTCTAGCTAGTCTAGCCATAAGGTCTAGAGCATCGACACCAGTTCCATCAGAACCTAAAAGGTCTACAGAATTAGTAGCGTGAGCTAGTGTTGCATCAGCAGTCGCACTGTCAGAACCGATCAAGTGATCAGGTGACGAAGTGGATATGCCTGCAAACATTTCAGCAATAACACCTGCATCAAATGCATCTTTCAATGCGTATGCAGCAGATGAACTAGCTACTTCTTTGAAGTTCACGTGAGACATTGAAGTTTCAATATCATCAACGATGAATTTAAAAGCGTTAGCTATATCAACGACCATAGTTAGTTCTTGGTCAGTTAATGCTGTTTTAGTTACGTTAGCACCTCTTTCATATTGATAGACAGTGATTTCCGGTTCTTTAATGATTCTTACAGTATCTCCGAAAGCAGATATTTCTCCTGAGTAATCAGTGTTAGTGATTGCTTCTGCTACCGAAGCTTTTCTGAAAAAGTTTAAAACCTTTTTAGAATAGACTTTCGGTAAGAAAAAGGAGTTAGTCTGACCACTTACGGAATTACCAAAGTTACCATTAGTATCAGTTGATTGCTCAAATAGAGCGTCAGATTGATTAAATGCCATAATTATTCTCCTTGAATATTATTAACTTTGTTATTATATAATTCTACCTTCTTCTAAAGCTTTGTCGATTTCTGTTTCCAGTCTATCATACTCGTCCATAGATAAGGCAGCAATTTCCTGTTGTGTCCAAATCTTAGGTTCAGTTACATCTGCAGGTTTGGTAGTCTTAGTAGATACTAAATCTGCTGCATCTGTCCTTGATTTGGTAGGAGTTGATTTCGCAGGTACGATTCCATTTTCAGCTTTAAAAAGATCGATAGCTTTACTAGCAAGAGTTGCATTGTTTGGATTATTATAAATCCAATCTTTGATCTCTTCAGGTTGGTCTTCTGCCCAATCATGAAATTCATTGCTACTTCTAAGTTCATCAAAGTCAGGATGTTTATTCAACAAATCTTTCTCTGCTTCTCTTTTTAGTATTTCTGATTCACGATCTTGCATTGCGTCTAATCTTTCTTGCAGGGTTGCAAGTTTATCTTCACTTTGCAAGTGGGCTACAGATTCAACCACTTCATAAACATCAGGATATTGAGCTTTAAATTGTTCTAGTTCTTCGGGAGTTTTAGGAGCTACATAATCAGGTTGCGTTTCCGTAACCTTTTGTAGTAACTCTTGCTCTCTAGTTCTAAAATTATTTAAACTATTATCATAATGCTTTTTCAAGTCATCATATCTTTTTTTGTAATCTGGACGTTTGTGAGTTTGTTGTTTAGTTGGAGCAGGCTCTGCATTCACAGGTTCTACTTCTTCTTCCGAACTTACTTGTGGACGTTCAAAAAACAATCCTTCTGCCGTATCTCCATGTTTAGGCATTACATTATCTGTGTGCCATGTTTTTTTCTGGTTATACGGATTTGGTGTTGCTTCTACGGATTCCTCCTGTATTTGTTCAACTTCTGTCATTTTGGTTCTCCTTAAGGGCTTGTGCTATTTCCAAGGTAGCCTATTCTAAAAACGTCTTTTTTATTAGGGGCTTGTCTTACAAGGTAGCTAAAGGTTATAAATTTGGTAGGGGTTACTGACGTAAGTAGCCTACCGGTTGTTAGCTTCTGACGTGTCTTTGATAAGGGTCAAGCATCATGTTTTCTTTAACTGCTTTACCAACTAAATCTTCTTCTTGACGAAGTAGACCTCCTTGATTATCAATCGTAGTCTTAGTTACATTGATGTTTTGTTGTTGTGGTTCTTGTGGAGCAACCATAACTTCTTTCTCTTCTCTTATCATTCCACCTTCATAAGCCATCTGTCTTTGGTCTGCAGCAGCTTCTGCTTCTTTCATCATAGACATTAAATTGTCTTCTCCGATTTCTGCGGTTGCTTTTGTAGTAAAAACAAATTCTCCATCCGATAACCTTGCGGGTATCGAATCGGACCTACTAGTTCCCGGACCTTCTACAGTCCCTGAACCAGTAAATTCTGTTGCACTCTCGACTACTTGATCGAATATCTCACTTAGTTTTGCGTCTTTCTCGAGAGCTGCATTTAAATACATTTTATCTTCTGTAGCTAATGTTTCTTCTACAACATAGTCTACGTAATCTTCTTCCATCTCTTCATCAGGAAGCATTTCTTGTTCTTGTTCCATTGGCATTTCTTTAGCTTCAACTTTAGCAGGTGCTACAGATATTGCAAGTGCATTCATCTGGTCGTCCATTGCTCCACCTTCTGCTTTTTGTCTTCTAATTCCTTCATCTGGGTCTTTGACTTTCCCTTCCCTTAATAAACTTCTCATCCTTGCTCTTTTAATATCTGGACTTATATCAGTTTCTCCTTCTGCTCTTAATTGTTTTAGAGCTAATGTTTCGGCTGCCATTTCTTGTGATCTTGATATATCCATTCCGACATCTTGACCTCCCCTACTCATTCTATATGTTTCTAACTCAGCTAGTTCTTCTTCTAACATATATTTTAAATTATTTAATTCTTGTTCATCAGCAGTCGTAGTATAGCCTTGTTTATTTAATTGATTTTCTTTTTGTTCTATTGCTGAAAGACTATCTTTTATTTTTTCATTATCTCCAAAACGATTTAGTAAACGCTTTGCTAACTTACTAGCAAGACCACCTAACATAAACATTTGTCTATCTATATCAACTTGATTAGGATAACTAGGGAGAGGATTTAAAAATGCTTGAGCATCTGTTGAACTTCCATGACTTTTAGCTTGTCCAAATTTTTCTCTTATCGCTTTTGCTATACCGCCTAAAAATTTAGGATTACGTTTTTCTAAATCTTGAAGAAGTTTAAAGTCTTCACTACTAATTTTACCATCTTTATTAGCATCTAGTTTTTTTTGTTTACCTTTTAAGTTTGCCATTAGTCTTCCTTTCTATCTAGTGTGACTTTTACTTCTTCTTTAAGTTTACTCAATGTTTCCACTAAAGCCCATTTCCCCCGGTTGAGGAACAATTCCTGTTCCGATGTTGCCACCACCAGACCCTGTACGATCAAGTTCTTCTGGTGATTGAGGTGGTCCTGTAGGGCTTCCCATGCCTGCGGGCTGTTGACCAGTGGGAGGAGTTTCTTCGCCTGTTGTTTGCTGAGCATTTTGCATTCCTATTATTTGGGCAGCTATTGCAGCTTCTTCCGGACTGTTCAGAATTTCTTCTGGGTCTAGGTCGAGACTGAAAGCTAGTTCACTAATTAACTTAGACATCTTAACAAATGGTGCAACTGCAGGATTCTGTGCAGTTTGCAAGAACATAGTAAGTCTTTGTGATCTAACTTCTTTCTGCATGAGACTTGCTGTACCCATTGCTTGTATTTCTAGATCACCAACGATATCTAAATCTTCTTCTATAAATTGCATATTCCAATGGAAGAAAGCTTCTCCTAAAGGTTTAAGCAAAAAATCGTCAATGTTTTTTATAACTGTTTTAATATTTAAACTTGATGCACCGAGTAGCATTGACATACCTGATGCAGTCCTAGTCATGCTCTGTACTCCTGTCTGCCCATGAGAGTAACTAGGTATTCCAGTTTGTTCGTCTGCAAGTTGTCTAAACTTGTCAAACATCATCATATTTTCTTGTGCTGTATTTGGAAACTTAATTCCATGTATAGACTGTCCCGGCATTCCTGCTTGTCTTCTAAATATCTTTCCGGGATATATATCCATAGACTGTCCACCTACTAAGGCAGACTCATCTACATCAAATACTAATGAACCTGATAGGGCTAAGTTATCAATAGCCATCCTAGCATGTCCATTCATTATTTGTTGAGAGTCCAACATGTTTTCAGGAACTCCAATACCAAAGAAACTATATGGATTCTTTTCGTAAGGGAACGCATGATATGGTAGTGTTGGAGGTGTAAACGGATTTACAACAGCTCTTAATAAATTATGTCCACAAACCCATGCATTAATCTGTACTTCATCTAAATCATCTACTGTGTCTGGTAAATCAATACCAACTTCACGAGCATAGTCTGCATCCATGACTCCCCAGTATTCTAAGATTTCATATCTATCTGAATAGTCTGTTTCACTTCTATCTTCGTCTGCAGTTATCTGATCTTCAAAGTCACGAGCTTCATAGTTCGGACCCATCTGTAAACAGTTTCTAATAGCATCCTTATCAAAGTAAGGCATGTGTCTAAGATTACGAACTTGACTTCTATTAAACTTATGTCTGTGAACAATGTAATCACACTCTTCCATTGTAGTAGCATTAGGGTCAGGATAAAAATCCCAACAACTTACAAACTCTACTCTAGGAACTCGTACATGTGTAGGTGTATAGTTTCTACCTTCTTCTCCAGTTGTCCAACGATGTAATGTTTTATTAAAACTAAATGGTCCTTTAAGGATTCCAGTACCAAGCATAGCTGATTCAAACAATGCATTACGTAATTCAGATACACCATTTGATTCTTCTAGTTGATCATGGATTAGTTTTTCCATATTCCTAGCAGCGATCTGTGCAGGGTTTACACTAGGTACAGGCATAGGAGAACGACCTGCTGTTAAAACTATTTCTCCATCTACTCCTGTGTAATTATCTTCTAATGAAGATAGAAAACTTTCACCACTTGTTAAAGTAGCTCCCGGTTTTAAAACATTACCATCACCTTCAAAACCTACATCAAAAGGATTCATAGTTGTTTCAACTTGTGAAACATCAATACCACTTTCTATTTGTGGTCCTTCAATACTTACTGGTGCTTGATTTAATTCTATGTGAGCTTCTTTGGCTATACCTTCAGGCAGCCTTGTTTCTTTTACTGATATTGGAAACTCACCTGTTCCAAACAGTACGTCAATAAGTTGACCATAGGCAGCTACTGTTTTAGTTTTAGTAACTTTAATGAATACTCTTGACTTTTCAGATTCTCTAAACCTAACTCGTTTACCATATAAACCTCTAAAGTTTTGATATGATTGTAACCATCGTTCTTCATCACCCTGCCTAGCTCTTTCTGCTTCAGCAAAACGACTTTTAATAATCCCTACAAGATTTCTACTTTGTCCTTCTTCAAGTTGTAGACTTTTTCCATCTTCACCTTCTACGTCTACGTAAAGGTTATCTGCATTTAGAAATGTATTTTCTTCCATATTAATATCCAAAAGTAGAATCAGAAGCTTCAAATGTACGTTGCTTTAAACGTATCATATCTGAAATAGGGTCTGACATTCTAGGTCTACTCATTATTAAATACCTTAACGCATCATAAGCGTGATCCTGTGCATGCGTATCTACATCCTCAGGATTCGTTTTAGACAAAGGTATACTTTGTAATTCTTTTATTAAGTCAGGACAAGTATTAAATATCTGCAAGCGTGGTCTACTTTCTGGAGTTGCTTGTTTTAAATATTCGTGTATTTGCACTTTTCCTGCTATTCTATTTTTATCTGCTCGTCTAAGTTTATGTCCTGCTTTAATCAAGACTTCACCAATGGTAGGACCTGTGTAACCTGTCCTAGCCCATGCAGCAGTATCTAGTACTCCTGCAATAGAACGATACTCTTCTTTTTCTCGTTCGGTAATCTGTGCTCCGAGTGCTTCACCTGTAAGACCTTTTTGATAAAGTTCTCTATATATAATGAGGGTCTTATCTTGTGGATCAACAGCAGCCCAAAGACAACAGCTTTCCGAAGCGTAACCATAGTCGATCCCCTTGACTCTTTCCCAATGTAAGGGTATGTCAAATGGTGGTACTACGTGTACAGATGGATCAAACTCTACAAAAGCTGCTCCTTCATTTACTTCCCAGTTACCTTCTAATAATTGTTTTCTTTGGATTGGAGGTAGTGAAAGGAGCATGCGTTCATACTCACCATCTTTTGCTAAGTAAGGATTATCCATTAACTTAGCCGGAATAAACTTTCTTGTTAAACCATCCGAACCTATAAAAGATTTATTAGGTTCATCTGATTCCAAATATCTTTTCTTTACCCAATGTGCTCCAACACCTCCCGGGTTTGCAGTACAACGTAAATAAGTTTTTATAGCAGGGTCTGTTGTTCTTAAACGTGAAGCTAAATAGTTCCACCCGAACTCAGTTGGTAAGTGAGTTATCTCATCAAACCCTATCCAACTGTATGCTTGACCTTGGTATCTATATACGTCTGCATCTTTTTCCAAGAAACCAAATTCTATTTTAGCTCCACTTGGAAAGTTCCAAATCTTTTCTACTTCTCTAAACTTTGCACCGGGAAAAGCTTTTGGATATAATTCTCTACTTTTATCTATCAGTTCTCGTAACTCTGGCATAGACCTTCTAAGTATTAAAGCTCTATGTCCTTTAATGTGACAAGACCTCAATGGGTCTATCAACATTGCAAAACTTTTACCACCACCGGCTGCACCACCATAAAGAACATCTTTTTCGTCTGCTGCTAAGAAGTCTGTCTGTGGTCCTTCATTCGGCATAAACGCAACAAAAGAATTAGTCTCATTTAAATGAGCCTGTACAGAATCTGCAAGTTGGCTAACTTCGTTCTTAGTTACTACCTTCCCTTCTTTTGATACTGTCCCTTCATCCGATGCGTTCTCAAACTTACGGATGGTTGTTTCCTGTTGTCTGAGTGTTTGCTTTTTGGATCGTAATTTCTTTTCGAGTTTTTCAACTGCTTTCCTCTTTGAAGTTAATGATCTACGAGCTGCTTGTTTCTTCTGAACTGCAGAAGAATATGCATAATTAGATTTCGACCCTTTAGGTCTTCCTCCCTTCTTTCGAGGTGTTCCATCTTTCTTAAGTATAAGGTTACCTTCAGAATCTGTCAAGTATTGAGTTGAATTTATTTCTGTCGGATTCTTCTTGTCGTTGTCTGTCATACTTCTTATCTATGTGTTTTTTTAATCCCATCCTTGAGAGTTTACGATTTGTACTTGCTTCTAACCAGTCTACTGCAACAGCTAAACTGATCTCATCATTCTTAACCATTTGTGATACAACATCTAATGCATGTATCTGTTCAGTAATAGGTTTAAGATAACCATCTACTTCTATATCAACTTCATATCCAAAAGGTATGGTTGATGTTTTTCTTTTTATATATCCTTCTTTCATAACTGATTGTGCTTTCTATAAGCTGTCTTTGTTTCCCAATCTTCTATTGCTTTTGCAATACTATCTTCTGCAAGAACAGAACAATGTAACTTTATTGGTGGTAACTCTAATGCTTCTGCAATATCTTTATCTTTAATAAGCTTTGCTTCTTGTATTGTTTTACCCTTAAGCATATCTACAAACAATGTAGAGGATGCGATAGCACTACCACAACCATAGGTTTTAAACTTAACATCTTCTATTAAGTCCCCATCTAGTTTAAGTTGTAGTCTCATTACATCACCACAAGCCGGTGCACCTGTCATACCTGTAGCTACGTTAGGGTCTGTAGAATCAAACCTACCTACTGCATGTTTCTCAGGTTCGTTGAGTACACTATCAAACCTGTCAAGTACTTGTTGTGAATATGCCATTACTTATTAAATATCCGATCCCAGTTGTTATCAAATTCTTCTTTAGATATAGTCAAAGGTCTTGATCTAGAACCTTTACCTATACGTCCACCATTCTTTTTATTTGTCATAAGAACTGGTTTTTCATTACTTCCTATTTGATTACTCATTAAAATATCCTTGAATTTATATACATTAGTAACATCATAAGTGCTAACATACTAACTTGAATAACTGACATAATAGCTACAAGACTTAATTGTTTCTTTGCCAACCAACTTAATTCTTTCTCTTGCCATTCTTCTGGTGTTACCATTTTACTTTATCAGCCCAATAAGCTGCTGACATCTTGCCTTTAGCTATGTTCTTTCCATGCCTAGCCTTAAAAGACTTACGCTTTGCTTTCATTCTAGCAGACTCACCTGCTTTAGGTTTACCTGCAGTCTTTGCACCTTTCTGTCCAAACCTTATGGTTTTAATCTTATCCCCTTCTTTTGCCACAACTATGTGTGACTTCTTAGGATGATTAGGAGTTCTTTTAGGTTTGTTAAAACCACTAACACCTGCTCTTTTTAAACGTGAGTCTTTAGCTTTCCCACCTTTTTTATATTCTTCTCTCATCGTTTCTTTCCTTTATGTAGTCCATGCTTAGCATGTTGTTTACCTTTCTTAGTTGCTTCTCTTTTCTTTTTATTAGCTGCTGCAAGTTTACTCTTACCCTTTGCAGTTGATTTAAGTTTCTTTATTGTAGCTGCAGGTGCATAAACCTCTCCAGTTTCTGAAGACTTCTTTCCACTAGCAGTTCTCCACTTCTGTTTAGTCCAACGCTTTAAAGACTTCTGAGACTTCTTAAGTGCCATTACTTATAACCTCCACCTTTAGCTTTGTATTCTTTAGCAAGCATCTGAGCCTTCCTAGCACTCCATTGTCCGGGTCTACCACCTTTACCCCCTGCTTTAATCTTATTGAAAAGATTCTTTCTCATCGTAGGTTTGGTATAGTTACCTGCTTTATTTACTGTCGATTTCTTTTTCTTTGCTGCCATTACTCTTCCTCTTCATCATTAGTTTCTCCAACATCATATTGTTGGAATCCAGTTTCTGTTTCATAGTCAATGTCTTCTTCTTCATATTCTATTTCCTCTGCTTCTGCATCTATAGGAGCTTTGTCTGGTAATATAAAGATACCACTAGATGCTTGCATATTAATGTCTAACTTCTCAGACTTAGAAACTCCTACACGATCTAATAAAGACTGTGCAGCTACAAGTTTATTACTAGCCTGAGGTATTGGTTTATCTGAATCCATAATCTCTAAAAGCTTAAAAGCTGCTTTAGGGGCATTGTGTGCTAGTACATCCTTAGTTAGTTCTAATACTTCATTCTTTAAAGCCTTCAAGACTTGATAGTGTCCACCAGAGTAACCGGCTAATTCTGCTGCTATCTTAGCATTACCTTCTGTTTCTATCAGATTATCTAAGAATAGTTGTTGTTTTTCTGTAAGCTGCCTAGCTTGTTGTGTGGTTGGTATAATACTGCTCATGTAAACCAGTATAGGGTTATATTAAAAAAAGTCAAGAAGGACTTGACAAAAAGCTCTCTGGACTGTAGAATGAGGCTTGTCCGGTAGGCAGGTTAGTACCTATAGGATACACCCTCCACTAATAGTCTATTAAGCCCGACCTAACTGGTTGACACCCTAAACCCCATAAAACATTTAACCATGCCATAGATATATACGGAGGGTGGTATGGTCTCCTGCGTACCCCTAAAGAACCTGACGTATGAGCAGGCACTAGACCTACTATTGATCTTTTATCACAAACTAGCAAGACTAAATAAACTTCAAGACTACTGAGTCCTACTGGATATACTTTAGGAAACCCCTTATAGTTTTGTAAAGCTTAGAAGCTTTTAAAAGTTTATATAGTCTTCATCAGTAAGCAAACATAGCAAGCTCTGAGTACATTGAGTTGGCTCTCCCCTCATCTAACTACCATATGATAAGCTTTGCAAGCTACACAGGGGTTACTGAGCTTGCCAGACTACTATAAGTGTAGGCTTCAACTCCAAAAACTATCTAGTTTACAAAGTTTACTAAGTTTGTAAGCATTAATATTATTATGTTTAAATTAAGAACTTCATAAACTTCAAAGGGTTAGATAGTTTTTGTAGTATTTCATATCCATTCCATATCCATATTATAAGTATCCATAGTTTGATATAGTCTATGAGTGTAAGAGCAAGCTAGATAGTCCCGATCTTATGTAATCTTCTTGTGTATCACACTAGCTTTTACACTTAGAAGACTTGAGAAGCTTGCTATCCTTGAAGCACTAATCCCATATCCCTGTCCTGAAACTGTGTGTTTCTAAGACCTTGTAACGTCATAAGTGATCATTAATATCTCCTTGTACTTTTAATTACATATTACATGAAAACTTTATAGCTCACAAGAGTCAAGACCCTGTAACAGCTAAAGCTTAACAGGCTCTAACCTCTGCTCTTGTAATCTAAAAGATTTCCATGTCTAATGTATGTAATACAAGGAGAATATTATGATACTAATAACCTTTCAAGATCAAGAAACTCATCAGTTTCAAAACAGTTTTATGGCAAAGTGCTTCATTGGATACCAATCCACTCAAGACCTCTTTGTTGTAAAAGTTAGATGTGATAAGGCATCTGATTACATTGCAATCGAAGACTACCTTAGATTGCTTAACACTAATATCCAATAAAACTAAGGAGTTATAATATGGATACTACATTTGATATGAAAAAAGTGAAGCCTGAAACACTTAAAGGTCAGGCAACCTATAACCAATGTGTAGGACTTGCAAAGAAGTTCTCATATGGTTTGAAAGGAAAAGAGTGGGGAGAGTCTTACTCTAGAATCAGAGCTTGTTTGCTTGCTGCTTCTAAAGAAGGAACTCTTTCTTTTGAAAAAGCTTCTGATCTTTTCAAGAAGAAGAAGCTTCCTAAAGTATATCAAGATAGAATAGCTGCATATCTTGATATTCATTCCGGCTAGTTTGTAGCTTTAAAAGGGAGTAGGTCTTATCACCTGCTCCTTTTTTTTGTTCTTGGGGTATTAAGTAGGCTTGGCAGTAGCCAAGTCTTTTTATTTGCAGGAGACCATACCATATTAAATATAAATCTAAAGTACTTCGTTATCGGATGTTAAAATAGGCGGCGGTGGGTGGAGGGCATATTGTAAATAAATTGTATATAACTTGTATATATCCTGTATATAACTTGTATATATCCTGTGGATAACTTTAGTATTATATTAAGTAGGGGGCAAGCGGTGGAGGGAGTTAAAACATGTACCTTTGCCTACTGTACCTTACTAAACTATGTACCTATATCTGTACCTTTTAGACTACAATACGTTAAAAACTATTAAGATAATAGATATAATAGACTTGACAAGATCATGCCGGTTGGGATAAACTTTAAAGGGTCAGGGCAACGACCCAGACGTTTGTTTAAAATATAATAACCTGAGGAGGTTTAATATGTCAAAAATAAGTATTGGTGCTCATAAAGTAAACGATGTGGTGGTTTCTAATCATGTACACAGAGATACTAAGGGAGATGGTTGGTTTGTTACTAAAGATATCTTAGTTGTTAATACAGAAGGCGAAGAAATATTACAGATTACTTTGTTTGCTGAACACTTAAGTGAATTAAAATTTAAAACTGTTGAGTCTTATGAGGGCAGGGAGGATGATATAGTTACTAAACGCTTTGGTGAAACTTTAGTAGATGATTTAACTAAAAATGATATTGATAAACGAGCTGTGGAGAATTCATAATGGAAAAGATTATTCAAGATTGGGAGCTAGTTAAACAGCTCATTAAAGATATTGAAGATACTAGTGATGATGAACTTAATTTCGAGGAGGATTAATGAGTTTTAGAACTAAAGATTTAGCGTTGTACCATTATCGTAACAAAGGTTACTACTTTGATAACTCTATGAGTATCAGAGAAGATAAATGGTACATGTTGAAAAAGGGCAAAAGCTATGTAGTTATAACTCCCAAGTATGATAATATACTGGGAACTAGTTGGATAGCGAGAAGCTTTGTTTAAAATAAAAGATATAATAGACTTGACAAGGATTGTCGGGTCGGGTTATACTTTTAGGGCTTCGGCAACGGAGGTATCTCTTAGATACTTTTTTAATAATAATAATACCTGAGGAGGTAACAAGATATGAGTAAAACTACTTATACTGTAAAAGGGAGTGCGACTTCCACATCAATCGCAAATGCACCATTATCAATCCAAAAGATTTGGAATAGAGGAACTGAGTTAGGAGTAAATATCCTAAGAGTCAGAGCTGTTCAAGATCGTAATGAGATATCTACTGGTGCTACATTCGATGGCTATCACAAAGATAAAGTTTCTATCTATAGTCAGAAAGACAATCCTGCTAGAGAGTTATGGTTCAGAAGGTTTGTTAAACTAAATGAAGCTAACAAGAGTATGCAAGTTCTTGAAGTTGCAGATAACTTAGATGTTCAAGATACATTTGAAGTTATGGACTCTTACAATACATTTGCCAATGGTAATGTATTTACTAGGTTCTTTAGAAAAGCCTTTAGCTTAGTCTAAAGCAATCTTAGTGTAGCTAGGTGGGAGTGAACTATCTAGCTACACACTTTTTATTTGAGGAGATAAATATGCCAAGTTATAAATTACTATCACAGGGTAGTATGAAGATTGACAAGAGCAACAAGATACAAGATAAATACTTCAGTAGAATATTATATCTTGCACCACACAACTTAGCTGATGGCAAGCGTACTGTATGTCCATATGCTACAGTTGCTAAATGCCATGAGCCCTGTTTAAATACTGCCGGTATGGGTAAGTTTTCCAATGTACAACAATCTAGAATACGTAAGACTTTGCTGTTCTTAGATGAGTATGATACCTTTATGGAGTATTTAGTACAAGACATCAACAAGTTTATTGGAGAGTGTTACAAGCTTAACAAGATACCATGTGTCAGGCTCAATGGTACTTCGGATATACAATGGGAACATCAATTGATTGATGGTAGGAATGTATTTGAGATATTCCCTGATGTATTGTTTTATGATTACACCAAGATACCTACACGAAAAGTTTCACATATCAAAAACTATCATTTGACTTGGAGTTACTCACAAGCTAACGACAAGTATGCTGAGTTATTTGATGATGTACAATGCAACAAAGCTGTTGTATTTAGAAAAGAATTACCTGATACCTTCCGAGGTTTCAAAGTAATAGATGGTGACAAACACGATATGAGATTTCTTGACAAGTCTAATGTAGTAGTCGGGCTGACTGCTAAAGGACCTGCTAAGAAAGATTATTCAGGGTTTGTTGTTGATAATTTAATAGAAGCGAGGGCAGTAGTATGATGATACTAAATTACGAAAGTAAAAAAGAGTTGAAAGAAAACATTGGTAAACCATTAAGGTATACTGAAACTTCTTTCTTTGGTGAGGAGTATAAAAGCAATGGTAGATTTTCAGGTTGTAATAGACCACACGACCCAAGAGGTACTGGAACTAGAGAGTTCTTTGCCGGTGTTACAATGGTAGATGATTTAATTAGTGAGGTAGAGTAATGATAGACTGGTCAGCAAGTGTAATAAAAAATTTAAAAGGATATATCGAAGAAGTTATTGAATATTCGGAGGAGATAGATGGAATTAAAGACGAACTTTATCGTAACCATCAAGCATCAGAAGACAATCACAGATATACAATGGACCATATTCAAGATGAATATGATAGAATAGAGAGTGATCTACAAGATGATTTAGATTCATTTCAAAATCAAATTGATGAACTAAAACAAATGATTGAGGACTTACAAAAATGAGTAATGAATTCAGAGAACAAGTATTAGAATATGTAAGTGATACAGTAGGTGAGATGTGGCAGTTAGAAACACGACCTGACTTAGAAAAAGACTGTATTGATTTTATAGTAGACGAGTATGTTGATGAAGGGTTTTCAAAAGATGATTTGTATATAAACTTTTTAATGATAAAGTTTCTATCTAATCATTGTAGAGATGCAGTATCATCACAAGATTTAGAATATATGGCACAACAACAACAAGGAAATAATACATGAAAGCAATATTAATAAACGTAAAAGACCAATCAATAACTGAGGTAGAACATGATGATACTTTAGATAATATTTATGATCTTTTAAACTGCAGAACTTTTACTGTAGTTAGGATTGATGAAACAGATAGTATCTATGTAGATGATGAAGGTTTGTATGTAGACGATCAGTTATTCTTTGAGTATGGTGGGGATGAACAAGCTGCTAGATTAGCAGGTAATGGATTGATATTAGGTGTAGATGATGAAGGTAATTCTACTAGTCCTAATATAACTGTTGAAGAAGTCCAAGGTAGAGTAGGCTTTTTACCACCACAATACAGATGGTAGACGTTGAAGTTTATGAGTATGACTACAATGATACCATGGTTAAATGGTATTGGAGTGATCAAGTAAAGAAAAACTGGAAGACTTGGAAACCTAAAGTTGAAGATGTATTATTAGTAGACTTGACAGGCAAGAAGGAAAAAGGTATAATTGCCTTAGAAATTTTTGAAGGGGTAATGGATAGAGAACATCCTAAGAAAGTTAAACCAAAAGGAATATATAAAGTAAGGAGATAGATGGAAAGTTATTTAGTAGAAGTTATAGATGAAGAACATGAGTCTTGTGTTATAATAAATTTTGCAGAAAGTATACAAGAACTAGTAGATAATATAGTTTGTATGGATCAATTTGTATTTATAAAAAGAATCAAAAGAGTATCTGACAATGAAGAAATTAAACTAACAAAAGATGTAATAGACTTAGAAGACTTAAGAATGTACAGGTTATTAATTGAAGATGAAGTATCACTAAGACAAACATTAACAGACACAGAAGAGGAACAAAGTATACAATGAGAACAGCTAATAAACAGATAGATCATAAATCTAAGACTGGTTCTAGAGGTAAGAAGACTTCGATTGGTAGAGGGAATGTAGGTTACTCTACTATGCCGAAACGTAAACGACAAACCTACAAAGCTTATAGAGGGCAAGGCAAATGAAAACTAAAGAACTAGAAAAATTATTTAAAGATAGATTAGCTAAAGATGGCATAGATAAGAAATGGATGGATGAAAAACTTATCTTTGTTGGTTTGGATGACGAAGATACCAAAGATGATTGACATATCAAATGCAACACTAGATGTTATACAAGCTATCAAAACAAATAAAGAAATACAGTTTGTTCATAGTGGCAATGTTCTTTGTACTGTTAAGCCTACTGCTTTTCATGGAGACTTTGATGGTATTGTAACAGACAACGAACAAATAGATTTTAGTTATATAGATAAATGGTTAGGAATTGTGGAGGAACGATGAACATATTTTATTTTAACAAATGTCCAATCAAAGCAGCAGAAGATCAACCCGATAAGATGCTAGTCAAGATGCCATTAGAAACAGCACAGATGTTATGCACAGCTCATAGAGAGCTTGATGGTGATGAGTATGCTGATGCTAATGGTTTATACAAACGAGCATACTGGAATCACCCATGTACTATATGGGCTAGAGAAGCTAGTGGTAACTACGAATGGTTATATCAACACTTCCTTGCTCTATCTTTTGAGTACACATATAGGTATGGTAAGCAACATGCAAGCTATGTTAAGTTACACAAAGCATTAGCTAAATGCCCTGACAATATAACACAAAGTAAAATGACTAAGCTTGCACAAGCTATGCCTGATGAATACAAACATCCAGACCCTATCGTTGCTTACAGAACATACGTAGTCAATGAAAAGCATTATGCTAAATGGGAGAAGGGCAGAGAGCAACCTAAGTGGTGGTCACATGACAGAGTATGATGTACATAAAATGTATGAAGAGCAAGTTGAAAAGAATAGAATCACTTCTCTGCATGCAAATCATGGAGTGCTTGAAGTTAGATATGCTGATGGTACAATGGAAGTCTACAAAAAAAGTAGATGGAGAAGTAAATTAAAAAAAATAAGGAGAAGACAATGAAAATTGTAACAACACTAATAGCACTATTAACACTAGTGGTTGGAACAAATATCTTTATCAGAGTACAAGAACAAGACAGATTAGATACTGCTTTGCTTTTGTTAGATGAAAGAATTAATTCTAATCAAACAACTATTACAAACATTGAAGACTATATGGTAGACACAGCATTAGACTTTGAGAAGATGCAGTATATTATGATGGACAATATTAAAGATGTAGCTACATCATTAGAAAAGCATGAACATGCACCAGTATACATTGAGAAACCGGAAGTTCCTGTTGTTAAAATTACAACTGAACCTGAACCTGTAATTAAAGACGATGTATTAGAAAGAACATACAATCCTGAAACACAATTACATGTACCTAATCTTCCTCGTCCTGTTGTTTCGTGTCCTCAAACAAACAATAGACTAGGTAAATTTATTGAAGATGTTCCGTTACGTAGAGACTATAAGTTTTTGGTTACGTATGATATCTTTAATGATACTGTAAGTAATGTAAGGTTTGACAAGAAATTACCTAGCAAATTAAAAACAGCTATGATAAAATATATTAACTCGTTTACAATTAAAGGTGATGTAAAAAATTGTAAGCTATCAATTAAAGTATTGGAGAATTAAATGCAACAAGAATTTTATAGATTAACAAGAGATGAGTTCAGGCAATGGGATGTGTTTTGTACAGATAATGGAAAAGAAATGTATGAGAACAAAGATAGTTATGCTGTTATATACATGCCTAAGTCTGACAGTTATCACTTGTATGTAGATCAAAAAGAACAATCAGGTATGCAAAACTTTTTACAAAAAATGCTTGCATATGATTTGTAGAGGTGGTATAATGCACTTACTCAAAGACATGACCTTGATATTAAAGGCTTTCCTTGAGTCATTAAGTAGCATTAGCCCTCTAAACTCCATCCTCCTCAAGGAGCTACTTAATTCAGTTATCTGAGGTGATGGGGCAACTGACTCATAGCCCCAACTTGAAAAAGTTAGCTATGGTTTTTATAATACTGTTAAATAATAAAGGAGAAAAGATATGGCAGTAGTAAATGGAACTGCGTATTGGGCAAGTATTAAAACACCTAATACCAAATTTGAGCCGGTGTACACAGTCAACCTAGTGGTTGATGATGATACCGCAAATGATTTTGCGTCACGAGGACACAAGATCAAACAGATGGATGAAGGTCCATCTATTGTTATCAAAAGAAAAGTTAACGGACCTAATGGAATGGTTCGCACAGCACCTAGATTGTTAGATGCTGAGAAGAATGAAGTTAATTATTCAGTTGGTAATGGTTCTAAAGTAAGAGTACAATACAATGAGTACGAAGGAGAAAATAAGTATGGACCTTATTCAGGTTTAGATTTACAAGCTATCCAAGTACTTGATCTTGTAGAGTACAGATCAGAAGATGGTGCAGAACTGTTGGATGGGGAGGAATTCTAATGGTAGATACTCCACAACTACAAGGTGCACCAATCACAATAAACCAAGAAGATGGTTCTTCTAAGGTTTATGACACAGGGTTGTTATCACCTGAAGCACAGCAGGCTGTAGATATGATTGCCTTTATCGGAAGATTAAGACAAGTATTAGATTCGTCTGGACAAGTATTCAGTAATGTAGTCACAAGTAACCTAACCGAAGAAGCTATGGTCGAAGAACTAGCTACGGAAGCAGAGGTTGTTGAAGAAGACAATACTGATGAAGAAGACACTAAGTAATAGTGTTGATAACTCGAGGGCAGGTTCTCATGGCTTGCCCTCATTTTTTTATGAGGAGATTAAATGGAGAAAAGCAATTGGGAAAAACACAAACTACCCTGCCCTAAGTGTGGAGGTAGTGACCCAGTATCTACAAATACAGATGGCTCAGGTTATTGCTTTAGTTGTACCCACTATTTTAAAGACTATCAACAAGAAGTTGATGGAAATATTGTAGACATGGCTACACATAAAGAACCTAGTACATTTTTAAATTCATACACAGGAGTCTTTGGTGACTTAACTGATCGTAAGATTAGTGAGAATGTCGCAAAGAAATATGCTGTGCGTGTAGTTTATGACAACGAAGGTAAAGTAGCTAAGCATATCTATCCTTACTATAATAGTAATGAGATTGTTTCTACTAAGACACGTACTGTAAGCACAAAAGGTTTTACAGTTGAAGGTGGGTATGAAGGCACAGGTTTATTTGGAGAACAACTCTTTGGTAAAGGAGGTAAGTACCTCACGATTACAGAAGGTGAGTGTGATGCAATGGCTGTGTATGAAATATTTGATAAGAAGTGGGCATCAGTTTCTATAAAGCGTGGTGCTCAAGGTGCAGTACGAGATATAAGAGACAGCATAGAGTTTGTTGAATCGTTTGATAATGTTATCCTTTGTTTTGATAATGACAAACATGGTAGAGAAGCAGCACGTAAGGTTGCCCGTATTATAAAACCGGGAAAGACTAAGATTGTTACTTTGCCTGAAGGATTTAAAGATGCTAATGCTATGCTTGAGCAAGGGCAGTATGCACAGTTTACGAAAGCTTGGTGGGATGCTAAGACATATACACCATCAGGTATCATGGAACTATCAAGTGCCAAAGACAAATGGTTGTACCGAGAGCAGAAAGAAAGCATTGCTTATCCTTGGGAAGGATTAAACAAAAAGCTTTATGGTATGCGTAAAGGAGAGTTAGTTACATTGACTGGTGGTACAGGACTTGGTAAGTCAAGCATCACACGAGAGCTTTCTCACTACTTAATCAAGCATACTACAGACAATGTAGGTATCATAGCCCTTGAAGAAAACTGGTTAAAGACTGCTGATGGTTTAGTTTCTATTGAAGCTAATGATCGTTTGTATCTTGAAGAGAAACGTAAGAAGTATACAGACGAGCAACTCACAGAATTATTTGATAGAGTTATTCAGAAAGATAAAGTATTTATTCATGCTCATCTTGGAGCTACAGATATCGATGAGATATTTTCTAAACTACGATATATGATTGTCGGTTGTGAATGTCAATGGGTTGTAGTAGATCACTTACATATGTTAGTTAATCAACTTACCGAAACAGATGAACGTAGAGGTATAGATAATCTTATGAATCGTTTGCGTTCTTTAGTTGAAGAAACTGGTGTCGGTATGTTTTTAGTATCACACTTACGTAGAGCAGCAGGTGATCGAGGACATGAGCAAGGTATAGAAGTATCTCTTTCTCATCTCAAGGGATCTCAAGGTATATCTCAACTGTCTGACTGTGTGATTGCACTAGAACGTAACCAACAAGCAGAAGATGAAGTTGAATCTAATACAACAAAAGTTCGTGTACTTAAATCTAGATACACAGGAGATACCGGATTAGCTTGTAGCTTACTTTATAATTCTGATACTGGTAGAATGAATGAAGTCACAGATGAAATGACGTTAGAAAACTCACCCTTTTAGGAGACGATATGAAAGAAATTGTATTTGATATAGAAGCTAATGGTTTAAAACCTGATAAGATTTGGTGTATTGTAGCCAAGCCTTTAGGTCAACCTGTTGTTTCGTTTGGTCCGAACAAGATCAAAGAAGGTATAGAGTATTTAAAATCTGCTGATTCATTAATTGGTCATAACATTTTAGGATTTGATTTACCTGTGATTAAAAAGTTATACAACGAAGACTTAACTAACTTAGTAATAAAAGATACATTAGTAATGTCTCGATTGTTTAATCCAGTACGAGAGAATGGTCATAGTTTAAAAACATGGGGATACATTATCGGGTTTACTAAAGATGAACAACCGGAAGACTGGGATCAGTTTTCACAAGACATGCTTAAGTATTGTCAGAAGGATGTAATCTTAAATGAAAAAGTATACAACAAACTTTTACAAGAAGGTGAACAGTTCGATGAAGAATCTATCAAGTTAGAACATGGTGTTGCTACAGTCCTGAAAGATCAGGAAGATTTTGGTTTTGAATTTAATCAAGAGTATGCCATGATGTTAGTAGCTCAACTCAAAGAACGTATGTTTAAAGTTGAGAAAGAAGTACAACAAGTATTCAAACCTAAGATGGTAGATGTTAAACAAGTGATACCTAAACTCAAGAAAGATGGTACGTTATCTAAGTCAGGCTTGACTGTTGAAGAATATGACAGACTTATTGTTGAAGGAGATTACTTACCTTTTATGAGACAGAAGTTACAACCTTTTAACTTAGGTTCTCGTAAACAAATTGGTGAGTATCTAACAGACTTTGGTTGGAAACCTAATAGGTTTACTCCAACTGGTCTTCCGATCGTAGATGAATCTTCGTTGGCTAAAGTAAAAAACATACCGGAAGCTAGGTTGATAGCAGAGTTTTTATTATTACAAAAACGCATAGCCCAAATTGATTCGTGGATATTAGCTGTACAAGAAGACAATAGAGTACATGGTTTTGTTATTCCTAATGGAACAATTACTGGTCGTATGTCTCATCGTGCTCCTAATGTTGCACAAGTTCCTAGTGTTGCTAGTGAGTATGGTACAGAATGTAGATCATGTTGGACAGTACGTGATGGTTATAAATTAGTAGGTATAGATGCAAGTGGTTTAGAATTAAGAATGCTTGCACACTACATGGACGATGAGGAATACACAAATGAAGTTACAGAAGGAGATATACACACAGCTAATCAAAAAGCTGCAGGACTTAAATCAAGAGATCAGGCAAAGACATTCATCTATGCATTTATATACGGAGCAGGAGATGCTAAGATTGGGAGTGTGGTTGGAGGAGGTAAAAAACTTGGAGCAGAACTTAAGCAACGCTTCCTCGATAATAACCCATCACTTAAAGTCCTTCGAGACAGAGTATCTAGAGCAGCTAAACGAGGATACCTCAAAGGATTAGATGGTCGTAAGATATTTATTCGCAACGAACATGCAGCACTTAATAGTTTATTACAAGGTGGTGGTGCAATAGTTATGAAGAGAGCTTTACTTATGCTACAGGATATGATAAAGTTACAAACTTTAGATGCTAAGTTTGTTGCTAACATTCACGATGAATGGCAGATGGAAGTACGTCAAGATTTATCTGACCATGTAGGTGAGTTAGCTATTGAATGTATTATTAAAGCGGGAGAATATTATAATCTTCGCTGTCCGATGGATGGTGAATACAAAGTAGGAGATAATTGGAGTGAAACCCATTAACAATATAAATAGAAAAGGAGACTTAGCTGAGTACTATGCAGTTACATGGCTATGGGATAATGGTTATGAAGTTTTTCAAAACTCAGGATGTACTGGTCCAATAGATATGATTGCAATGAAAGATGGTGCTACTACTTTCGTTGATGTTAAGACTATGTCTAAAGATAAAAAGCAACCTCAGTACCGAGGTAAGATGAGTCGTACAGCAGAACAAAAAGAATTAAATGTAAAGTTATTATTATTTCATCCTGACACAAGAAAATTAAGATGGGCACGACACGGAATAAAAGGGAGAATACCTAATGCAGAAAAAACAATTAGATAATTTAGTACAAGATATTTACAAAGCACTCTCACCTCTATCCAAAGGTGAAGGACTCACATTATCAGACGAACTTATAGATTCGTTTGGTGAGGATATGAAAGATGCGTTACGAGGTTGGGCAAAGAAACAACCAAAGACTAAAGATTCTTTACGTATGTCTAATGTAGGTAAGCCTGCTCGTCAACTTTGGTATAACAAACATTCAAAGATTAAAGCTAAAGACTTTCAATCTACATTGCTTATTAAATTTTTGTATGGTCATTTACTAGAAGCTCTTGTAGTTTTCTTTGTAAAACTATCCGGTCATGAGATTACTGATCAACAAAAAGAAGTTAATGTAAGTGGTATCAAAGGTCACATGGATTGTAAAATAGATGGAGAAGTAGTAGATATTAAATCTACCTCCGGCTTTGCCTTTAATAAATTTAAGAATGGGACTTTACCTGAGAATGATAGCTTTGGATACATGGCACAGCTTGCCGGATACGAAGAAGCAGAGGGTACAGATCAAGGAGGTTTCTTAGCAATCAATAAAGAAACTGGAGAACTTTGGTTTTTTAGACCTGATGAGCTTGACAAACCTGATATAAAGTCTAAAATTAAAAGGTTGAAGGCAACTTTAAAAAAGCCTGAACCCCCTGAGTTATGTTATCAACCGATAGCAGATGGCACTCAGGGGAATTTCAAACTTCCAAAAGAATGTACATGGTGTCCCCACAAAATAGAATGTCATTCGGAATCTAATAACGGACAAGGATTGCGTATCTTTGATTACGCAAGAGGTCCTGTGTTTTTCACAGATGTAGTTACTCAACCACGAGTACAGGAGATCACCAATGAATGGCAAGAAAAGTAAATTAATACGTAGACAAGCAGAGAAACTTCAGGTACAATGGATCAATAGTTTATTGACAGAGGATGCTGATAAAGTAACACCTCAAAGTTTAGACAAAGCTCTACCCGATCAAGAATATTATTACAAAGGTTATACAATACATCATTCATTCATGAATCATAAATGGGTTGAGAAAAAATTAAAGAAAAATATAAACATAAGTTTAGATGAATTAACTGGAAGTCATGGCTGAGGTTAATCTAGATGATTTAAAATTAGAAGACTTATTATTTATAGTAGGTGGTTCAATCTTTCAAGGAAGTACTGCTGATGATATAGAGTTAGAAGTATTATTAAAACTAGAAGAATTACTTAATATTAAAATTGATGAAAGATTAAATGGTGTACCAGTAAATGCTGTTATACATTAAGGAGATAAGATGGAATATAAATTTGATGAGAATATAAATTTAAGAGGAGTACAACAGTACATTGATAGTACCTACACACAACACTATGCTCACTCTAAGTATCAAGCAACCGATATGATTATTGATGCAGGACATGGTGAAGGTTTCTGTATAGGTAACATCATGAAGTATGCTATGAGGTATGGTAAGAAGAATGGTAAGTCTGATGCAGACCTACTTAAAATTATTCATTATACTTTAATCGCTTTATACTTAAATCAGGATGATACAAAAGATGATTAAAGAATACTTAGGAATACAAATAGATTACAGTAAAGATAAGAAACTAGATAAGTTTAGCATTGATACTCTACAAGACAGGTACTATTGGGAAAACGAACAGAGCCCACAAGAAGCTTTCGCAAGAGCTGCAGTATTTGGAGCTACACATAGAGGACATATAAATTTTAGTTTAGCACAGAGGTTATATAATTATGCATCCGATCATTGGTTTATGTTTAGCACTCCTATACTTTCTAACGGGGGAACAACTCGTGGCTTACCTATTAGCTGCTTTCTCAATTACGTACCTGATTCGAGGGATGGTCTTTCTGATCACTATGATGAAAACATATGGCTCGCAAGTTCAGGTGGAGGTATCGGTGGATATTGGGGAGATGTTAGGAGTGATGGTGTGTCAACTGGCAATGGTTCTCGTTCTACTGGATCAATCCCGTTTATGCATGTCGTAGATTCTCAGATGCTTGCCTTTAATCAAGGCACTACAAGAAGAGGAAGCTATGCAGCTTACTCGGATATATCTCATCCGGAGATTGAAGAGTTTATTAACATGCGTAAATCATCAGGTGGAGATATCAATAGAAAGAATCTTAACTTACACAACGGAGTAAACATTACAAACGAATTCTTAGAAGCTGTTAAGACTGATGATGAATGGAGATTGATAGACCCTAAGACTAATGAGCCTACTAAAGTTATTAGTGCTAGAGAGTTATGGATGAGGTTACTTGAGACTAGAGCAGAGACTGGTGAGCCTTATCTAATTAACATTGATAGATGTAATGAAGCTCTACCCAAAGGACAAAAAGATTTAGGATTAGAGATCAGACAAAGTAATCTTTGTTCAGAAATTACTCTACCTACAAATGAAGAAAGGACTGCTGTGTGTTGTTTGTCTAGTGTTAATTTAGAATACTATGATGCATGGAAAGATGATGAAAAGTTTATAAAAGATTTAGTTACTATGCTTGATAATGTGTTAGAACATTTTATTGGAGAGATAGTACATACAGAAAAATTAGGTGGTTATACTGCAAATTATAAAAGGTTTAAAAGTTATGTTAAAGAAGGTAAAAAAGGTTTGGTTAAAGCTGCGTACTCCGCATATAGAGAACGATCAATTGGATTGGGTGCAATGGGATTCCACTCCTATCTCCAAAGCAAAGGATTATCTTTCAATGGTCTACAACAAACTGGGATTAACAACACGATCTTTTCTAATATTAAATCCAAAGCTGTCCATGCTACTACAGTCCTTGCGGAAATGCGTGGTGAAGCTCCTGACATACATGGTAGCAATAAGCGTAACACTCATCTGTTGGCTGTTGCTCCTAATGCCAGTAGTTCTATTATATGTGGTGGCACTTCCCCTAGCATTGAACCATATCGTGCTAACGTATATACACACAAAACTTTATCAGGTAACTACAAAGTAAAGAATAAATATTTAGAAAAGTTATTAAAGAAGAAAGGACTCAATGCAGATGAAAGAGAACAGGTATGGAAAGATATTTCAAATGAAAGAGGTTCAATACAAAATATTAAAATATTTAATAAAGAAGAAAAAGAAATATTTAAAACAGCAGACGAACTAAATCAATTACATTTAGTAGAACATGCAAAGATTAGACAAGAATACATTTGTCAAAGTCAAAGTGTAAATCTTTTCTTCGTACCACCTAAGGCTACAGAACCTCAAGAAGTACACGATGAATTTTTACAATACTTAAATGATGTACATTGGTATGCTATGTATAATTTAAAATCATTGTACTACTTAAGATCAGATGCAGCTAAATCTGCAGAGAATGTAAACGTAAGAATACCAAGAATTAATTTAGAAGACACAGAATGTATAAGCTGTGAAGGATAGAATATGACAGAAGAAAAATTTGATAGAATGTATGAAGGCAGATTTGATGCTCTTAAAAAGAAGTACGAAGCTGAGATAGCTATTGCAAAAACTGAAATAGATACTTATTTTCAATTAAGTGTTGGAGTAGCTGAGCATCCTCACATTATTGAATCAATGGATTTACTATTAGAAAAAATTGCAACTGCTCAAGAAAAACTAGAGTTACTACTCAAGGAGTTTTAATGGAAGATTCATTTAGTGAGTTCTGCAGACGTATGTGGTTAGATCATTGCGATGAAAACAAAACACCACACTCTACAACATACACAGAACAAGAATATAAAAAACAATTTAACAAATGGCTACTTAAAAAGTATGCCGAAGAACAGGAAAAAATATGAGCCTATTAAGCACTAGAAATTATTACAAACCTTTTGACCACCCATGGATGTTTGATTATTATGTATTACAAAATCAAATGCATTGGATGCCTGAGTCAATCCCTTTACACACAGACGTAAAAGATTGGCAAGAGCTTACAGATATCGAAAAGAATTTACTCACACAAATCTTTAGATTGTTTACACAATCAGATGTAGATGTCGGAGCAGGTTATGTAGATAAATATATGCGTATGTTTAGAAAGCCTGAAGCAAGAATGATGATGGGGTCATTTGCTAATATGGAGTCTATACA